CGTCCATGCAAGCATATTGAGAACCTGGTCCACATTAGGTTCTGTTCCATAGTTTAGAACTGCCTTTATGTCAACAGTGTCAATATAATTACAGGAACATACGATCATTCTACTCTCCCTGTTTTTGTGCTGACGCTCTGTGGTAATATCTTTCAAATATACCTAGACGATCTTCTTCTGAATAACAGTCAGGAACAGGAAATCCCTTAACAATCATCCATATTTCATCCGCCATCATAAGTCTGAATTGTTTGTCACTTAAATCCATCGAACTTTTTTCTGTCGAACTTTCGTTTTGGTTTTGATCGTTCATTTTCTTCCTCCATGAACTTGCCCTTATCCATTACTGGTCCGTCCATAATGTCTTCTTGAGCAGACTGTTCAACATCATATAGACGCATATTAGCCTTATCAATACCAACAACAAAACGACGATTCATAAAAGGATCAGAATATCTGTTTTTAAGTTGCTTTACCATTATCTGGTTTAGTTCTTGTAGAACCTCTGAACTGATAAGAGCAAACATAAAATCAGCAGTTGCTGGCAGACCAAAAGATTCTGATGTGTCTTCCAATCCAACATCGCTACTTGAAAATCCTTTACGAGTTGTTTGTGTGGCGGAAACAATAGGAACATCATATTCAACAGCTAGACCCCTCAATTCTTCTGCAATAGCCTTAACCAAGGTATAAGAATTTGCATTAGAGCTATTCTTTAACCTTGATGACAGACAAATATTTAGATAATCAATGTAGATGATATCTGGTTTGAAGTTCTTTTTGATTCTCAACTCATTCAACAGATGACGAAAGTTCGCTGAACCGGCACATGCTGTAGGATATTCCTTGATAATGAGTTTACCAGTTATCTTTGACTTTAGTTTGTCAATCTTTTCTTTATAGTTTTGTTTTGATATAAGTTGCAATGCATCCAAATCTATGTCTAGTAAGTTTGCATCTATTCTTTCGGCAATGCGTTCTTCTGCCATTTCAAGTGTGATGTATAGGACATTATAGCCTCTTGAGATATTGGCGGCTGCACAGTGACACATGAATAGACTTTTGCCGACTCCGGTTCCGGCCAAGGCGATGTTGAGGGTCTTGTTGGGTAAACCACCGTTCGTGATTGTATTAAAGTAGTCGAGATCAAACGGCACTCTCTTTTCTTTTCGATGGTAGAACTCATAGCGTTCGTCGGCATCAATAAGAAAATCATGACCAATATGTGAATCAAAGGATACTCCAAGAGCATCGCTGAGAATCTGTGGAATAGCACCTTTAGAGATTGAACCATTTTTTTCATCCAGTATTTTAATAGACTTCATAAGACCAAGATAAATTGCTTTATCCTGACAAAACTTTTCAGTCTGATCAAGTAACCAATCTAGTTTTGCATCTGATGTCTGTAAAGAAGAAATGATTTCCTTGCTGGCTACAAACGTCTGTTCGTTTATTCCATCTTTATTAGATAGATCAATTGCTAATGCCTCAATCGCAGGGAAATCATTATACTTCTTTACATAGTCGTCAATTAGATCAAAAACAACCCTCTCTGAATAATCTTGAAAATACTCACTCTTAAGAAATGGTATGACCTTTCGGCCATACTCATTATTATGTAATAGATTAGTTAGGATTGTTCTTTCTATGTTCATTCAGCCTCCGTTTCCTCATCATTATAAACCAGTGATCCTTCAGTGTCAAGTGAATACTTACGCTTGATATATGCAGCAAAATCAGTCTCTTTGAACATAGTCATCCAAAAGTCTGAATTATCCACGACATCCCCCGCTCTAAAGTTTCGTCCATCCACTTCACCAGTCGTGCGATCCACTTTGGCATACCATCCCACTTTTGGCTTTGCGATATAACCTCCCTCAATGGCCACGTCAAAAAGACCGCTCCAACGATTAATACCGCCCTCATAACTAACAGTAATTGGGATTTTAGATTTTTCACGGACGTAACGAGATTTTTCCACGTTGATAACAAAGTGATAACCTGAAATCTCATTGCCTTCTTTCTCCTGTTGTCTACCTAAAATCCAAATATTGTCTGCGCCATAATATGCGCCAGTACCACCACCAACGATATCTTTAGGAAACATACCAATTTCTTTGTAAGTATGATTGACTGCCACAAGGGGAATGTCTTTCAATGTAAGGTGAGGGGTGATCATTCGGAATAGTGATTTAAGTTGCTTGGCACGTGACATGTCAGCAACTGACTTTTCGTTCATAGCATCTTCGACTTCTTTCTTCGAAGCAAGATTACCAATAGAGTCAATAATAATAAGAACCTGATCTTCTCTGGCAATCTCTTTTAATTGCTTCATAAGATCAAACTTCAGTTCTTCAACATCAGTAATTGGTGTATGAATAACAGAGTCAAGAGGAATCTTGAACTTATTAAAATATGACTGTGGCGTTCCAAATTCTGAATCATAGAATAGAACAACGCCGTCAGGATACTTCTTTAGAAAAGACGACGCTAGCAGCAAAGCAAATCCAGTTTTGAAGTGCTTTGATGGACCTGCTAGCATCGTAAGTCCAGGAGTAATACCACCATCAACAGAACCAGACAATGCCACGTTAATCATTGGCACTGGCGTCTGAATCATATCCTTCTTTGTATAAACCTTAGAGTCTGTTAGAGTTGAAGTCAAATCAATTGTCGAATTCTTAATCAATCTATCTTTTAGTGACATACATTCTTCCTTCTAAAATTTCTTATCCATGACAAGAATACTACCTTTTTTCACATTTGTCAAGTCTAATTTTCTTGATCTTATTCCTATATTCGCAGCGATCAACAAAGAAACAGCAAGAGGATCGAATACCAATACTATTATTATAATAACAAAACGAACTGCTTTCTCTAATTGACCATTATCTGCCTGACCATATATCATATCAGCTATGTATTTTACTGGACCAACTTCCGCTTCAAGTTTACGAACAGCAGTTTCAATCTTAACTTTTTGTAATGTTAAATCTGAGATCTTTTTGATCTCTTCTTCCTTCTTCTTATATAATTGATCTCTATTCTTTTTTTGATTATCACTGGCTCTTAACGAATTCTCACCTTTACCTTTTTCTGTAATCTTATTAATAGCATTATCAATCTGAGTTAGTTGTTTATCTATATCAGCAACATTTTGTTTTTCAAAATCTATCTTCTGATTAATAATTTGTAATTGTTCTGAATTACCAGAATTCATATTGACAGTCTGATCAATATGTGCTTTTGAAAGAAACCCAAATGTTCCCATAGAAGATATAAACATCAAAATTAATACTATTATAGTAAGATAATATTTTAGTACTCTTGGACAGATGTTCCAGTTGTTATATAACCACGAAGCCGTTACTAGTTTACCAATTTCTAATGATCCTCCCATAAAAATAATAGGATAAAAAGCTCCTGCAAATAATGCGGTCAAGCCATAAACTGAGTAAAACCCCGATACTCCTGAGAGTATCAGGGCTGTAATTAATGCTAGATAGTTTATCATTCTACTATACTATTAATCTTTTCTTTGAGTTCTTTTAATTGAGGAACTCTATTCTTCCAATAGATATATTCTTTATCTGGATCGTCACAAAGTCCATCTATCAATGGCATTATTACTTCAACTAATTTAGAAATCTTATTGTTTAATAAAGTTTCCGTATCCTTTGATGAAGTTATTAACAAAGATAATTCGTCTACATGCCTTAAAGTATCTTCAATCTTCTTTTTAAGAACTTCTTCGTTTTGTTTAATATCTTTTTCTGATATTAATGAGAATTCAAATTCGTTGTCTGTCATAATATTTCCTCCTTTATTATTATTTTTTATCGGAAATTTATTATTTTAACTATTAATATATGCATCCATCTTTTTAATAAATGCGTCAATCTGTTTTACTCTTTCTGTTCCTGACCACTTAATAATATCCTTGTCAGGGTTCTTCTTTAGATTAAGCAACAGTGGCATAACCATTTTACGTAGTCCCTGTAACTTAACCTGTGTTGCTCCAAGCTGATCCTGAAGTTCTAATTCACCAGCTTGAAGTTCGTCGCTACTGACCATATCAAATACGAAATCGTCAGCAGTGAAACCAAAGTCGTCTTCTGTGCTCATTAAAAGTCTCCTAATGATAGTTTTTTCTCTGTCTTCCAACCAATAATATTCGTTATAGAATGTAATGGTTCAAGAAATGTTTTCTGAAATTGTAGTTCACGGTCTACATACTTATCTATATATTTCAATTCTTCTGGTAGTTCGTCAGGAACAGCAATAACAGTTTCCTTTGTGGGATTAGGCATTTTTAGATATGCAAACTTGATCTTATCACCATCTGAAATTGGTGGGATGGTTTTGATATCTAACTGTTTTAGCATTTTATTAAATGTCAAAGCACCCTTGACATGAATAGGTGTTCCTGATTTATAACCATCGTTCATTGTTCCAAAAAGAATAGACTTTGATGTTGTCTTATATCCTGTCATACCATTAACACCACGAGGAAATGCAATTTCATTAAATGGTAGAGTGACAAATTCATCATGAAACTCACGAACAAAGTTTTGAAGATCTTTTTCGGTCTTATTCATAATGATTTCGAAGCATGTCTTCAATCCCTGTCTGACGACATGTGGCTTATCAGAACGAACAGCTTCAATTCCTTGAATCTTGATCTTTGGCTTTTCATATTGGACACCTTCAACGTTCCACGCATTTAGAATATACATCTTCTTCTTTCGCCAAATACCTTTATTGGCGATTGTTTCACGCTTCATTTGCATCTTCTGTTGATATGCGTTCATATATTCTGCAAGTTCTTGATAACACTTATCAATATAAGGTTGAACTTTCTGCTCACAGAATTTATCAATAACTTCAACAATCTTCAATTCGTCGTTCCGACTATCACCAAATGCAGATGTAACCAGAGAATTCATATTCATATAGATAGAATCTGTATCAGATGCAATAACATAATCAACATTATCCGTCTTTAGAACTTTATTCATATATAGATTGATCTTACGTTCAATCCAACGAATAGACAACTGACCAGAAGATGTAATTGCTTCTGCAAGATCAAAGTTGAACCAACGAAAATATTGATTGCCCAACGCTCCATAAGCTGAATTTAGCTGAATTTTTTTCGCCATTTGCATGTTGTGATAACGAGCAATTAGTTTTTCATCTTCCAATGATTTACTATGTTCATACCTTTGTTTGGCTTCAAGCATGAGTTTCTTATACTTCGTTCTGTCATTATACATCTTTTCCATTAGAGCAGGAAGAAATCCCTGATTTTCCCTACGAAAACTACAACCATTCGCTGCATATGAATAGATATTTTGGTCTCTGAACTCAACCTTATCAAGAAGTTGATCAACAGAAGGCGGTTTTACTGCCCTACCAACAAACATCTCTGGGCTTATGTTGTATTGCATGATAAGATGTGGATATAGACTGTTCAAGTCAAATGATACAACCCAATTATAAAGTGCGGGAATTGGATCTTTAACATGCCCACCCATTAGTTCTTTATCCATGGTGTGATTTTCCATGGGAGGCACAACAATACCTTGATCCATAAGATAATTATGGATAATAACATCCCAAGGACGAACTGTTGTCATAGTATCATTAAAGTTAATCTTGGCGTCATAAGCAAGCGCCATGATCTGTTCAATAAACTTTAACTTATCGTCAAGCCTATCAACAAGAACAGTATCGTGAATGTTATACTCTATGAACTTCTGAAAGTTCTTTTTATAAAGTTCCAGAAGGTTTCCATATTCAGAATAATCAATCTTATTCTCACCAAGTTCAATGTTGGCAATGAAGTCTAGTTTGTATGACTCCTGATTACCAAACGAAAACTTGCGATATAGTTGATAATAGTCAAGAACTGAAATACCCTCAATAGAATAGCTCTGATTCTCCTTACCACGAAACTCTACTGTCTTTTCTCTGATATATCCCCATGGTGATAGTTTCTTGATCTTGTCTTCACCAAGAACACTTTTAATACGATTTACAATGTAGGGAATGTCGAAGAATTCAATGTTCCATCCAGTAACAATATCAAGGTCTAGAACTTTCCAGCAGTTGAGAAACTGCTTGAGGAGTTCTGATTCGTCTTTACATTGAATGTAGAAGGTTTTAGGGTCGGTGCTGGTAAATTCCCCACAACCAAAAACGTAGTTACGGTTACGACAGCGAAGAGTAATCGCAGTAATAGGCTTATCAGCCCTGGATATATCAGGAAATCCTTCATCAGCAGCACACTCAATATCCAGTGAACCAATGTTAATTAGTTTAGGATCATAATCAATTTCACCGCCATAGTTTTCATAAATGTAAACATAAGAGAAATTTGTTAGACCATAGATCTTTCTGTTGACAATCTCTTTATTATTGTCAATAAATTCTCTGGCTTCTCTCATGTTCTGAAACTGTAGCTTTTCTACTGACTTATTGTCAATAGTCTTGTATGAACCGCCCTTCTTCTCTAGAAAGACATATGGTTCATACTCAATAACTTCTTCAAATCTTAGACCTAAATCAAAACCACGAACATAGATATTTTTACCCCTTGAAAAGAAATTCGTATAAAATTTCATAAATCCTCCGAACAGACTATATTGACACACATTATAGCATACAGTGACAGTAATATCAATATGTCATTCAGTAGCCTTTAAGGCTCCATCTGTATACTAAAGCTAGCACTCATATACAGACTCCTGGTTATCCAGCGCACTCATGTAAACAGAGGAGGGAGCCGACCTTTATTATTCCCTGACTGGTATCTTTCCGTCTAGTAGATCAACAATTTCCTGACCTGAAAGTGTTTCATATTCAAGCAACCCTTTAGCAAGAGTATCAAGTTGATCTCTCTTTCTTGTCAGAATACCCTTGGCAGTAGCATATGCAGTATCAACTATCTTCTTTATTTCAAGATCAATAAGTCGCTGAGTTTCTTCTGCAACCTTTGGACCATGGAATACATCAGCATTCGGATCAGTATATGCTACATTACCTAGTGGTGAAAATCCATACTGTGTAACCATAGCACGGGCAATCTTTGATGCCTGTTGAATATCAGCAGCAGCACCAGATGTAACATTATCTGGACCAAATACCAATTCTTCAGCAGCACGTCCACCCATTGCCATGGCAAGATAAGCAAGCATTTCCTTATAAGACTGAGAAATCTGATCACGCTCTGGAAGAGACTGAACCATACCCAATGCACGACCACGAGGAATGATTGTTGCCTTGTGAATAGGAACAGAACCTTCCATGTTCAGAGAAACAAGAGCATGTCCACCTTCATGATAAGCAGTCATTTTCTTTTCTTCTTCTGACATTAGAAGAGATCTACGTTCTGCACCCATAAGAATTTTATCACGTGCATCTTCAAATTCTTTCTTAGTAACAATTCTCTTAGAACGACGAGCGGCAAGCAATGCTGCTTCATTGACAAGATTTGCTAGATCAGCACCAGAGAAACCAGGGGTTCCCTTAGCAACAGTTCTAAGATCAACGTCTGCTCCTAGTGGAACTGCTCTGCTATGAACCTTTAGAATTTTCTCTCGTCCAACAATGTCTGGATTACTAACAGTAACCTGTCGATCAAAACGGCCAGGACGAAGCAAGGCAGGATCAAGCACATCCACACGATTTGTCGCAGCGATAATGATGATACCTTCGTTGTCATTGAAACCGTCCATTTCTACAAGTAGAGCGTTTAGAGTCTGTTCACGTTCATCATTACCGCCACTGATACCAGCATTACGATTACGTCCAACAGCATCAATTTCGTCAATGAAGATAATGCAAGGAGCATTCTTCTTTGCCTGTTCGAACATGTCACGCACACGAGATGCACCAACACCTACGAACATTTCAACGAAGTCTGAACCTGATAGATGGAAGAAAGGAACACCTGCTTCACCAGCAACTGCTTTAGCAAGCAATGTCTTACCAGTTCCTGGAGGACCAACAAGCAAAACTCCCTTGGGAATTTTACCACCAACTGCTTGAAACTTATGTGGTGCTGCCAGAAATTCTACAACTTCTTCTAGATCTTCTTTGGCCTCATCAACACCAGCAACGTCATCAAACTTAACATTAATTTCTTCTTCTGAAAGCATCTTTGCTTTTGATTTACCCATAGTCATAGGACCACGGCCAATGCCGCCATTAGTTCTTCGTGACAACCAAATCCAGATACCAAAGAACAGAATAACGGGAAGTAGATTGATTGCAAGGTTAGTGATAAATCCAGTTTCTTCTGGTGGAGTTGCAGATACTTGCAACTTCTTACCTTTGATCTGTTCCATAAAACTACCGATTGATGGAACATATGTGTTAAATGATCTATTATCAGTGAAATGACCAGTAACCTGATTTCCTGCAATAGTCAGATCATGGACTCTTCCCTCGTCAATCTGAGCAACGAGTTCGCTGAATCCAATTTCTCTTGAGTAAGTTTTGTGTGAGGTTTCGTTCCACATCTGAAACATAAAAATACCAGCAAGAACAAACAACACCCAAGGAGCAATTTTTCTCCAATCCATAATACTATCCTTCTATTATTTACCGCATATACATTATATATTGTTTTCTTGTATAAGTCAATTTTTTTTATAGTTACGACACACCAAAATTCAAAAATACTAAATAAGTGTAGGTCACAGGACGGGAATCCTTACCTACTCTAACGCTTATAAGGAGCATCAGCATGTATTATTTATATGTCAAAACTCACAACATCACAAATCTCAAATATCTAGGTTATACCAAGAAAGATCCTTACAAATACAAAGGATCAGGCACTAGATGGAAAAATCATATCAAGAAACATAAATATGATGTAACTACCAAAATTATTTTTCAATCCGAATCAAAAGAAGAAATTGCAGAAAAAGGCAGAGTATACTCTGAAATGTGGAATGTTGTTGATTCAGATAACTGGGCCAATCTTATGGTCGAATCTGGTGATGGTGGTGATACTTCTAAACATATTGATTATTCTAATATTGATAGATCAAAAGTCTCAGAAAGAATAAAACTTTTGAACGATTCACCCAATAACCCTTTCAGAAACCCAGAATTTCAGAAACAATTACAACAAAGAATGATGGCCAAGTCTAAACCATGTATCCATTGCGGAAAAATAGTAGACCCGGCCAATTACTCAAGGCATGTTAAAAAATGTGAGAAAGTTATCCCACTGTAGCAAATTGAAAATGCATTCCATCTGGTCGGCGTTCCCAATCACCACCCCAAACGGCACCTTCTTCCTTGAATGCTTTAACAATTAAAGAGTCTTTAGTGAATGAATACTTGTTATATCCGGGCTTCTTTCCAAGAGCATTATAAGGAGCACAAATATCAATAGCAACACCGAAAGCGTGTGTTGAAAGAGACTTACCACCACGCATGTTGCGGATGTTCCATGAACCAGAAAAGATGTGTAACTGCTGTGCCTTAATCTTGTCATAATCTCTACCGTTCTCGTCCCAAACATAAGTTAGAACACGAACAAGAGATTCAGAACAAGACTTATTCATCCAGCATTTAGTAATCTTAAGATCGTCCATCCACATAGTATATGGAAGATTAACCTGTGTCATATGCTTCTTGAATGTTCCACCATAATCAGGAACACCAAACTTTGCTCTGAGTTGTGATTGTGCGGGCCAGTTGTTTTTCTTTAGTCTTGAAACTGTTGGGACAGCACTTTCTTTTACTGTATTAGTAACATCAAGAAACTTAGTTTCATCAGCTTCTTTTACAGCTACTTGTGTTGTATAAAGTTTACCGTCATAAATGAATGTTTCTTTTCCTGCTTTTCTGGCAGCAGCGAATGCCTCTTTAAATGTAGCCATAATTTATCTCCTATAATAAAAAAGAGAGGGAAGATAAATCCCTCTCTCTATTTAGAAGACTATTTTAAGATTATTTCGGTGTAATTGCATCAGCTACTTTTTGTGCAATATTACCCCATGTCTTGCCAGTTTCATCAATTAACTGTTTCGTAGCTTCTTGTACTCCGAACGGGTCATAGATGTCAATCTTCTTCGGTTTCTTTTCCTCTGGAACAAAACGTTCAAGGAAGATTTTCAACATACCATTAGTAAGTTCTGCATTTTTTACTTCTACTGTATCAGCAACATTAAATTTACGAGTGAAAGCACGATTAGCAATACCCTTATGAAGATAGTCACCTTCTTCTGATTCTGAACTACCAGTAATAGTTAGAACACTGTCTTTCATTTCAATATCTAGATTGTGCTTTCCAAACCCTGCAACAGCCATTTCAATAATATAATGTTCATCATCAATTTTTTTCACATTGTATGGCGGATATGCAGGAATTTTTGGTAGATATTCATTAGCTTCCGCAATTCGCTGAAACATATTATCAAACCCTACAAGATACTTTGATAGTAGTGGGTCTGCATGAAAAGCACGGAATGGATCGTTTGTCATTTACATTTCTCCTATTAAGCGAGACTATAATAATACGTTCCTTTCGGCAACGTAAACATAATATGGGGGTAAAGAGGGGGAAGTCAATACCTCCCCCTCACTTTTTTATTCTGTTAGTAGTGCTACGCCTTCACGCCCAACAAGAGCATGAACACGACCAAGGATTTGGAGAACAACACCAAATACACCAAGTGCCATCCAGCCAAAGAACACGAAGCCCCAATGTAGTGGTGCTACGAATAGTTCTTCCATGAACCAGAATGTATGACCCCATTCGTTAAGACCAACGTTTGGAATAATCATAAATGGTCCAATAGCAACAATCAGAAATGCTAGACTGTATCCATGTGAAAAGTATGGAATACGAGTGCGAGCATAAAAAAATGCGCCAACTGCGATGATTGAGTAGATTGGATAGCTCATGTAGAATTCAATAATATGACTTGGAGTAAAGTCAGTATCACGAATTACTGTCATGTGCCAAGTTCCATCCTGTTCAGTGAAGAAGGATGCGCCCCAATAAATGGCAACGGCATACACAACTAGCCACTGAACTAAAGTAACTAAACGACGCATTTCCTCACGAGGAGCAACGGCGTCAATATTTCGGTCCCTTGTCTTCCAAAGATAACCAGCAAGTCCTAGTCCTGACACTAGTTCTAGTGGAATCTCTGTCCAGAGAATAGACATCCAATATGTCTGAAACTCTGGTGCAAATGAATCAAGACCGGCCCTCCAGCCATAGACCTGTTCATAAATGCGAACGATTAGATAGAAGACGTTAAGTAGACCAAGACCGATCCACATACCACGTAGATCAACAACCTCTGCCTTTTCAGCAGTTACTGTAGTAGTTACTGTACTCATATAACATTCTCCATTGAGAAAAAATCAAGTGGTCAGTTTCGCCTTGGTGACGGAAACCGCCACTCTTAATGTTATTTATACCATAACCCTATAGGAATGTCAAATACTATTTTCGCATATCTTTATCAGATGCATCTGGCCAATAACATTTACCGTCTTTTGGCCAGTTCCACGGATTTTCTTTATAATTAGGGGGTTCTATATTATCATAATCTTCATGACGAATCATTTCTTTATAATAATGACGGTAACGACGATGATCTATCTTTCTTCCTGGTTTATCACTCATTCTAGTTGTAAAACCACCACCAGGATGTTTCTTATAACTTCTAGACATTAGACACCTCCATTAATGAAGTTTCTTACCAAAAGTCTCACGAGCAACGCAATACATTTCCATATTGCTTCGGTTTAATATAAAAACAGGAGTCATATTAGCAGATTTAAATTCCAGTGATGCTCGTATCACTTTACCAAATCCACTTTCTTCATTACAATCAACCGCCTCCCATGCGGCAATTACAATTTGTTCTGGAACTTCTACACAATTATTAAGAGTTATCTTTTTCATCCTTTGTCTTTCTAAAAAAAGACCAGTAATCTTTCATTGCTGATGACATAACTGTATATCCATATACAGAGGCAAGAACTGTATACCTATATGCTTCATAAAATGGATTACGAGACAATAGATCACTGTCTTTTTTCTTTTTCTTTTTTGATTTTTGTCTTAGAAGTTCTTTATTTTCTATCATATTTTCGAAAAATTCTATTCTAATTTTATTCTGGCGCTCTAAAGCATCCAGACCTTTATCTTTTCTTATTAATTTTTTTAGTCTCTTAATCAATTTATGTCCATTTTTTGCTGCATGTAATTGTTCTAGTAATATTTGATCTAAATCTTCCATTTTTTCCTTGTCAAATAGATGAACACTTTCACATTACCAACATATCTATCATATATATCTCTCAGAGACAAATACTTTTTATTTAGAGATAACCTTAATATATGGTTCTCTTCTTCAATTGCCTCAATAGTATATGCTGCTTTACGAGGAACAGATGGACAATGAACATTATTATGTTTCTCTACCCAATCTGCTAACTCGTGTAACTGTTGTATTAATTCGCTATGATTCATTTAGTTGATCCCAGACTTGATCCCTGACTTGATCCCTAACTTGATCCCAGACTTGAACCCGGACTTTATTACTGACTTGATCCCTGACTTGATCCCAGACTTGATTCCTGACTTGATCCCAGACTTGATTCCTGACTTTAATACTGACTTGATAGTGGACTTGATACAAGACTTGATCCTGGACTTGAACCCTGACTTGATTCCAGACTTGATCACTGACTTGATTCCTGACTTGATCCTTAACACTATTCATTTTCTAGGTCTTCTTTTAGTTGATCCCAGACTTGATCAAAGACTTGATTCCAGACTTGATCCCAGACTTGAACCCGGACTTTATTACTGACTTGATCCCTGACTTGATAGTAGACTTGATCAAAGACTTGATTCCAGACTTGATCCCAGACTTGATCCCAGACTTGATCCCAGACTTGATACTTAACACTATTCATTTTCTATGTCTTCTTTTAGTTGATCCAAGACTTGATACAAGACTTGATCCCAGACTTGATCAAAGACTTGATTCCAGACTTGATCCCAGACTTGAACCCGGACTTTATTACTGACTTGATAGTGGACTTGATTCCAGACTTGATAGTAGACTTGACCCAAGACTTGATCACAGACTTGTTCTTTAACACTATTCATTTTCTAGGTCTTCTTTTAGTTGATCACAGACTTGATCCCGGACTTTATTACTGACTTGATCCCAGACTTGATTCCTGACTCGATGCAAGACTTGATTACTGACTTGATAGTAGACTCGATAGTGGACTTGATACATGATTTGATCACAGACTTGTTTCCAGACTTGATACTTAACACTATTCATTTTCTAGGTCTTCATTTAGTTGATCCCAGATTTGACCCCTGACTTGATTCCTGACTTGATAGTGGACTTGATTCCTGACTTGATACAAGACTTGATGCAAGACTTGACCCCTGACTTGATTCCTGACTTGATACAATACTTGATTACTGACTTGATCTTGGACTTGTTCTTTAACACTATTCATTTTCTATGTCTTCTTTTAGTTGATCCAAGACTTGATACAAGACTTGATCCCGGACTTTATTACTGACTTGACCCCAGACTTGACCCCTGACTTGATCCAAGACTTGATTACTGACTTGATAGTGGACTTGATTCCAGACTTGATAGTAGACTTGATCCCAGACTTGATAGTAGACTTGTTCTTTAACACTATTCATATCCAAACCTTCTAGTCTAATATCTAATTAAAAAAGGCTCTTGCAAGAGCCTTTTATTTTGTGTTCTCATGTTCTCACTTCAAGTTCTCGCAACAAATTAGGATCAATATCGAACGTCCAAGCATTCGCTTCTAGTGCTGTATTGATATCAAGAGGAACTGGAATAGCAAATTCACGGCCGGTTCCACAAAGAACTTTCAGAAACCTTTCCTTACCAACATCAGGAATTTCAACATCGACCAATGTTCCAATGTGAGGGTCGTAATCCGAATCAACAACGGTAGCATTCAATTCTCGGATAATCCTATCCCAACCGAGAATTTCACAGGCTGCACGTCGCTGCTCCATATTCTCCCATTTGAGAGCAATCTGAGGTGTTAGTGCGCTATTCTTATTTTCAATCCATTCCTTCGGAATTCTGACACCATGCCAAGAATAGACCGAAAATCCATCACAATAACGGATAGAAGGTCCATTCTCTGAATGTAGTCTATCCTGATCATCAAACTTTATAAATTCAGGACGATCCTGGAATACAACACAGTCATCATACACAGACAACCATCCGCAATGATTGGCCAACTCAACAAGACCATCCAACTTGTGTATGCATTCCACTTTTAGTTCATTCCGAATGAACTGATAATACGATAGCCAATAACTATCAGAATTACCATAGATCATGTTGTTAAAAATTGCTCTAGCATCCATTGACGGATCAATTTCCTTGATCAGACGGATAGCATCAATCGGACTTTTAGCCACAAAGAATTTAGTTGGATGTGGTAAACCTACTTTTTCGTATGCTAAACATACGGATTTTTTAGCATTTTCGAAATCAACAGGACCAGTGGTCAAACCAATTTTTTTCCACTTTTCAACATAAACCGGAAACAACGCTTTCTGTTCAGGTGTCAGTTCATGATTAACTGAAAGGAAAAGCTCAAAGATATCTTTGTCGCTTAGTCCTTCTGGCTTGTATGCTAGGACATTAGCAGCATCCATAACATGATTGTGTCCTGTTTCTGAATGTGCAATAACATATTTTCCGTCTTCGGAATCGAATGGAACAATATTCTCTGGGAGTTTATTAATCCGAATGATTACGAAGTCACCTTGGGCTGCCATCTTATTGAAATGTTTCATATTCATGCCTTTCTTTCTGCTTCCAGTATGTATATAATACTATATTTGATTCGGAATGTCAAGCTAAAAATTTTCATCATACATTTCTCAATCTCTTTTCAATTTCTAGATACAATTCTAGATTAGGATACACAGAACCAGAATATAACTGTCTGATTGATTTTGCTGTAATTTTACTGTTTATACTACGAACTGTCTTGGCAAATAGTTTAAAATCGTGTCCATCAAACAATCTTTCAGACCGATCACCAAAGTCAAAGTTACAGAAAGTATTTAACCAGCGATCATGGCTCATGTTTAACCCTTCTAGTATAAACTTCTGGTGGTATCTTTTGTGCTACAACTTTCCACACACCAGTTACATTTTGTTCTGTTTCAACATAGTTCGCCACTTCATCCATGGAGGCAAATGAAATGGCGAACTCGTTTCCACTCCTCTTGGAGTGAACCACATATTTACAAATATCTTCTTTATAGTCAAAGATCATGTCTCTTTCCACTCTAAAATGTTTTTCATATCATTGAGGCGCTGATTTCTCATTGCTTCATCTTTTTCAGATAGAACCTTTTCTAGAAGGCCAAAAAGGAACAGACAGTTCATTTTGTTTTCCACGTTTTCTTTTGGCACATCGTTAATTATAGCGTTTAGTTTTTCATTCTGTAAAATCATATCATGCTCCCCAATAGTAGTTCAATGGCTTCCAGAAAGACCAGGGAACTTTGGTATCACGCAACACCGCTGGTGATGTTTTGCGTTCATTCTTTTCTCTAATCTCTCGCCAGTTATCTTTAAGATAAGCAACTCGCTTACCATTCTCTACAACGATTTTGACTTCATTAGGATAATAGTATTCTGTCATAGGTCTTTATCCATTTCATATTGAATATGATCGTGCATGGCCATCATAGCATTAGCAAACCATGTAGTCATATATGCTTCGTTACGAAACGTATCACGATCCATATCTTTTGTTGTTTCAATAAAAAACTTTGCCCATGCTACAGCATCAGGATTACGATGTATGCTCATATCATAATTATTCATATTATAACTCCGATATCATCTGAATCTCCATGGTTTTTATCAAAGATTCTTTTCCAACCTTTGTATTGTTGTTCAGGCACCCATTCTTCCATACCATCTTTGCGAACACCTAAACAAACATAACCTGTTAGGTCAGGTAAGGCAGATTTCTTATAGAATTGGAATCCCCAACGTGTTCCGTCCTTGTCAATTACTTGCCTCACCATAGTAAAATCACAAGATTTACTCATATTATATCTCAGCCTTCAACTTTATTGATTTCTTTTAGCAGTTCTTCTATATATCTTGCTGCAAGGATACAAGTTTCTTCGTATCTTTCAATAATCTCTTTTTGAGATAGAGGTGTGTGTCTGAAACCTATTTCAAGATGACAATATGTTGGTCTCCTCAAAGATTCCAAAACGACCTCCAACGTGCATTTTATCTTTTCATCCATAGTCATCATAGGTCTGCCTTCATCATTGTTTCATAACAAAGTTTTGTGCTTCTTCTTCGGTATGGTAAGCAACTACAAACACCCATCCACCAGCAGAACCAAAGTCTCGTTGATAAACGCCCCAAGCACGATTGTTTATCTTTTCAACTTTGAACAATGGTATATGTGTCACAGGTTCGCCTTCATCATCGTCTCACTTCCAAAGCGCATACGCTTCAATAGCATACTTGTTTCTGGTAGAATACGGTTCATAAAGTATTCTGCGGTGTTGTGTCTATCCTTATCGTCAGTAGCAAGACAAATCTTTATATGTGCCATACCAAGCAACACCAGTCCAAACATCTTCATATAATCATACGAAGCACCACCCGCATCATTAGGATTCTTCAAACCATTTTCTGCTAACCATTCAGTTGCTTGCTTTAGTTCATTCAATCCTACTGTTACTGGCTGGACAATATGATTGATGCCTTTATCATAAGAACTGGTCAAGAATGTTGCACTGTCCTTGAAGAACCGTGTAATAGCACGACCCATATTCTTTGGCAACTTACGACCAACCAAGTCTAGTGCCTGAATACCATTAGCACCTTCATATACCATGGCAATACGAGCATCACGGACAATCTGCTCCATGCCATTGTCACGAACGTAACCATGGCCACCCCATACTTGCTGCATCTTGATAGCATTCTCAACACCATAATCAGTAATAACACCTTTAAGAACAGGAGTCATTAGACCAAGACGATCCTGCGCTTCATCCGATTGATCGTCAACAAGCATTGCAGCTTCTAGAATAAGTAACCTACTAGCTTCGTTGATGCATTTAACATCAAGGAGCATACGGCGAACGTCAGGATGCAATATAATAGGAACAGTGCCACTATCACGATGAACCATAGAAGTTCCTTGCTTGCGTTCTTTAGCATATTCCAAAGCATTCTGATAAGCCAACTCCGATTGTGATAGACCTTGTACCGCACATCCAAGTCTTAGTTCATTCATCATAACAAACATGGCATTTAGACCACGGCATCTTTCACCAACAAGAATGCCAATTGCGTTATCAAAAAACATCTGGCAAGTTGGTGAACCATGAATACCCATTTTATCTTCAATAGAACCACAAGAGACATTATTACGAATCTTCTTGTCGTCGTTCATCCAAAACTTAGGCACAGCAAACAAACTAATACCTTTTACACCTTCTGGATCACCTTCAACTCTTGCAAGAACAAGATGTAGAATGTTATCAGTCAAATCATGTTCACCACCAGTAATAAAAATCTTTTGACCAGTGATTCTATAACCACCAGCAGCGTCATCTTGAATTGCTTTGGTCTTCAACAATCCAAGATCAGTTCCGCAATGTGGTTCTGTCAAACACATTGTTCCTGTCCATTCACCAGTCACTAATTTAGGAATGAACTCTGCTTTCTGATATTCTGAACCAGATACTAATAGGGTCTGTATAGCTGCACGAGTAATGCCAGGATACAAAGAGAAAGCCATGCAAGACGAGGATACATATTCGTTGGCAGCAACCGCAAGTGTAAACGGTAAACCCTGTCCACCAAACCGTTCAGGAATTGATAAACCAATCCATCCTCCGTCTCTAAACTTTTCCCATGGGTCATGGAAACAAACAGGAATATATATTTCAGGATAACTAGAATCTCCTACAGTATTGTGCCAATACTGACAACCGTCTTCATCACCTTCCTGATTAACAGGAGCAATAACTTCTTCACATAGTTTTGCTGCTTCATTTAGAATAGGTTCTGTTAGTTCATTATCAAACTTTAGAACATCACGAAGAAGAAATGTTGTTGACTCTACTGGTGCTGTGTATTTCATTTTGTTCTCCAATTTCTCTGGAAATTATTTGCACGAATAACTCTCCATCTCATAGGCAATGATCTAGTCCATGCCCATTTCCAAACATGTTTAGACATCACCTTATATGGATGGCGTGGCCACTCAAGATGTTTATACCTATGCATTATTCTACTTCCTCATCATATTCTTCTATTGCTTCGTTAAGTTGTCTTACAAACTCTTCGCCAGAAATAACTTCTGACTCATCTTTAGCAATTTCCATAGGAAACGCTATTGTTAGAATAAGTTCTGGTTGATACCCATCATTCATAATCATTTTTTTGTCTAAGACTCTCATAAGTTTCACGATAGTCCCTGCTCCATATACCTTAAATATTCTTTATACCAATCCTCTTCTATTTCTATTGCTTCCATATATTTTAAATAACGAAGTGACACACTATGTTCATATAGTTTGTCACTCGAATAATGGACAGCATGGGCAATGTCAGCATTGATAAGATTTTTAATCTTCTCCCATTTGTCTCTTTTATACATTACATACCAAACTGCTTCTTTACAATGTCAACAGCAACGTCAAATGCCTGACCAATTTCATAATCGCCAAGTTTTGCGCCATCGTCAGCCTTTAGAAAGATTTCCTTCATTGCTTCAATAGCGGCATTACGGGTTTCTTCTGTAATCTTGAACATTATCATTCTCCTTATAAATACTCCGTCTAATTACGGAGGTTGTCATGGAAATTTTATTATCACTTATCACATCAGGTAGCATTAATTATATAGTCATTCTGATATTATCCTTTGGTCTTGGTATTGCCATATTTAAGATTTATACCAAGTCTCTGGACAACGAAAGACAAAGAGCACTTCAAGAAAACAATATACGACAATTAGAGTTTCTTGTCAAGGAAAAAGATTTACAATTACAGCGTTTACAAGAAATTGGCGAAAAAAGAGATCAATATGTTCAAGAACTTGTAAACGAAAGAGAAAAACTTGAAACTAAACTAAAACAAATAGAAATTGATATTGAAAAGAAACCAGCATCTAAAGCATCTGATTTATTGAAAGATGTATTTAAATCATTAAAGGGACCAACACAATGACCAACTCATTGACCAAGTGGGCGACCATAACACTGACCAGCCTCCTTCTAATTAGTTGTAACGATCAAACTCAAGTATTGACAACATACAAATATATGGTGGTGCATCCAGCGGATGCAATGTATCACTGTCCTGTTTTGAAAGAATTTCCTGATTGGAAAACATTAACAGACGCCCAAGTTGCCAAAACTATTGTTACTTTATATAAGAATAATATAACATGTAAAAGTTCCATAGAATCAATTAGAAAGTTTCTAAAAGACGCTGATGCAATTAATAAAAAAGGGGAGCACTAAGCTCCCCTAATTCTTATAGAACTGTTGGATCACTTGGATGCGATGCATTAGTAACATTACCATCCTTGGCAGCAGCACCAATACCAGCAAGTGAGAACAGAAATGGCCATACTTCATCAAATGGAGGAAGTGGCATAGACTCTGGCCAAACTCCTGCATACTTTAACCCGTATGCAAACAATGGAATAAGTCCCATTACAGTAGTTTTCCAGTTGACTGAGAAATTCTTTATCATTATAATCTCCTTTCAGAATTGCCTTGTAGGCATTCCTATTTAGAGATCTTCGCATATTGGAAGTCCAGTCAGTTCATGTATCTGTTCACCATTTAATTCAGTCATAGGATATGCCTTAGTAAAGGCACCGGATTCTTCAAGATATTTGGTAAGACGTGGATATTGTTCTAACATATCAATCTGTGGTTGATTGTTAGCTAATTGTCTTACATGGTATACATCTTCACCATAAAATGCTGAATGAAAACGAAAAACGGTGAACTTTGATACACAACCAGCATCTTTTAGGATAAAAGTCCCCCCAGAGCTATAAGCCCCAGGGGGAATACGATGACCTGGTGGCATATCATTTGCCCTACGAATACAGTCAGGCAAATCACCACCGTCATCATTACAAGATGTGTATATTATACTACTGTTTGCTATTACAGATGCAATTATTATTGTTGTTATTGGTAGCATCTTTTTTTCCTTTTTAGTTCTTTACTTCTGTTACGATATAAAACCGTGAGTTATAATAATAACCATACTCCCACTTACCAGTGGTAGAGTTAAAACGACCAACGATGTTCTTCATGTCATCCTCCTAGTTCAGGTTTGCCTACCAATTTACCAGAGTATTTTAACTCTTGTATAAACGCATACGCTTCTGTGAATGTAGAGAACCTACGTGACATATCCACAATAAATCCTCTATTAGTCTTTACCGTGTATATTACCTTATATATTTGTCTACGATATCTCATGATGACCTCCATCAATCAGTATATCAAATATATAGTCTGAAATCAATAGTTTTTTATCTACTACAGAAAAAATTATTCATAATTACTACGTCCTATAAAGAGCAAGACGGGTTGTGTATCTAGAATGATTACAAGACCAAACATCCCAATCCCCTTCCAGAAAGACTTCAGTTACACCGTCTCCATCACTATTAGTATAATTGAGAGTATCTTCATCAATATCATAGTGAAGAAAGATACCTTTCATACCTTGAAACTGACCTATAGAATACCACATTACAGCATGTTTGGCAACAGTATCAATCTCCATCAGAGTAATACCAGCCGACTGTTTGAAGACAAGGATATCTCTTACTTTAACAATTCCTTGATGAATGACCTTCATTTCACAACTCCAAGATTTCATCAGCCATTATAAATGCTTCATTGATCTTGCCAATATTATATTCAACTACACTGACATTATCACTATACATATCATGTCGTAAATTTTCTAATCTTTTCTCCAAAATAATATTAGCAATTTTCCATACCTTGGTATCTTCATCATAGACACGATCATCTGCTTCAAATACTACTTTTTCTTTTCTGGTGACTTCATATTCACATTCGATCTTCATCAGTTAACCCTCACAGTTCCATATTTGACCAACAGCATAACATAGGCACTGACCAACGTCAATACCAGAATGATGACCCATTCTGGCACGAAAGCATATAAAGGATATCCTCTAGGTATTGTTATCCTTATATTCATGCTATTCTGTTTCCATGAAAGACTTGACTACTTGGGCTGCGAGTTGCGGGACGATGGCATTACCATAGGAGCGCAATCGTCCCACTCTTGAGGGAACCCCATCAACCAACAAGCGAATGCCGGATTTAGTGCGCCTGATTTTTCCGTCTGTTGATTGTCGCCATTCCATACCGTCCGTCCAAGTAGAGAATTCTCTGGAACATTCGGACAATAGCTCCCGTCCTTCCAATCCCTGGTCGTCGGGGTTGGCCATGTTGTCTTCACCAAATCCGACAGATTGGCTCCGTAAGTCTGCGTTCCAGCCTTGTTCGTTCTCTGCCCCTTCTCGTTCAAAATCCGCCCGTCGTTTACATCCGTCGTCCTTGGTGTCGGCCATGTTGACTTTCGCATACCAGTAGAGTCTTTGTCTGATGTGCGGAGCGTTGATGCTGCCAGCCGGAATATCAACCCCTTCGCAGGTGTAGTTTTCGCTTTCCAGGTCAGCTTTAACTCCATCGAACCAACCATAGCCAGCCTCTCCTGCAACCTGTTCACCCATGACGACTTGTGGGCGACAAGATACGATGAGTCGAAAAAAGTGGGGCCAAAGATGCCGTTCGTCACTGACCCCTTTGCCTTTTCCTGCTTGGCTGAAGGGCTGGCAGGGACATGATCCCGTGAATACTTGTCTGTCATCATTCCATCCTGCTAATTTTAGAGCATATGACCAACCACCAATGCCAGCAAAAAAGTGGCACTGTGTAAACTCTTTTAGGTCTTCTGGTTGAACGTCAACAATAGATCGTGTGTCTACATACCCATCAGGTATATGACCTTTGTCTATAAGATTTCTCAACCATTGAGCGGCATATGGTTCTATTTCGTTATAATAATTCGCCATTAAAATCTCCAAATGAAGGTGGCTGGACTTAACCAGCCACCTACTATATCACCGATTGACACAACAAGTCAACTTGCAAATGCGTTCCCAATTATTGGGATTGTTGCGTCGAACCTTGGCGATCTTGATCGCAGTCCGAATAGAAATTTCTTGAAGCTTCATATAGTTGTCTTCAATGAAATCCATAACGTCCTGCTGCTCGTGGTCCTTCATACCGTCCAGCATACCCTGCTGGATGACCTGACGAATACGGACCAGATAGTCCCGCTTGCTCTTGATGGACAGGTCCACATAATAGCCACGAGACATCAGGGCTTCCCAATGAGCAGCCATCTTGTGGCTGGACTTGGCCATAGCCGCCAGATCAAGGTTCGTCAGAAAGATCGTGGAACCACAGAATTCGAACTGGCGAGGAATATTCTCACCAGTTTCTTCGTCCACCAGCTTACCTTCTGACAACCAAGACACAACCCGGCTTTCTGACGTGTCACAGACCGCCTTAAGAATATTCATGGACAGTTCGTCCTTGAACAGGTTGTCGCAATCGTCAAACACCAGAACCGTGTTAGCCTGACGGTAGGCATAGAGCATCTTCACAAGACCCGTGGCACGGGCATAACCCTTGACGAAGACATGGCGCTCTGCTTCCTTGTCCCACTCCTTGAGAACCTTGGTAACGGTATGGGACTTGCCAAGACCAGGACCGCCAGAGATGATAACAGCCGTGGCGTCACCAGCAATAGACGACTCTACAAGCGTTTCAGTGATTTCAAAACGCTCATTGATACGAGCAGCAATGTCTTCGTCCGTTTCCTTGATCGTGAAATTCACATGGTTCACAGGTGCTTCACGAGGCTGTTCGACAGGATTGAAGGCATTGGGATCATACTTGGCAGTAGGATCAACCAGAGGATCGGCCAAAGGCAGACCAGCATAGTTGACAATAACATCATAGGGAATACCAAGAGCCTCACGACGACGACGAGTCAACCGCCAAGGATGTTTAGCGACACGAATAGCGCCCATAGTGTTTTCCTCTGTTTGAAGACTATGACTGGATAATACTCTAATATATTATTAGTGTCAATACACTAAAAGAAAAAAGTGGCAGTTTCCTGCCACTTTAAATTTATTCTTTGTTCTCTTCCTCTTGCCACATCAGCCAGTTCTCATACTCTGGCATGAGCATACTTACCAAATCTTCTGACAAACCTTCATGCCAATTTTCATCAGAGAAATCATATTCCACTGATTCATCACCATCTTCGTCTGTCCAAACACCAGCAAAGTCATACTCAAAATATGTTGCCCTTACAGTATATCCAAGTTCCTTAAGATGCTCATAGAATTCAATCGGCGGCCACCATGCAGTATCAAAAGATGTGGTAACAGTTTCACCAAACACTTCATGACCTGGATTGTCTACATCCCACTTTGTTCCCCAATTGTTGACATTCCAGTCATACCAATCAGAAGAACCATACTTTTTGATGTTTTCTGCTGAGATATTCGGATCAGAAACCGGAGAAGACATTTCAGTAAGTTCTACAGGGGTAGGAAGGAAAGCACCAAAAAGACCATTGCTTTCACAAGCCTTGACGAACTTCTGAACCATAAGAGGGTCAGAATGAGAAACCGTGAGATTGTTATGGCACCAATTAGGCATTTGTCTTCTCCTTTATCTGATAATAGATCATACCATTACTGTAATGGTTGTCAAGCGTTTATTGCTCTACCCAGACACCTTTTCGAGCCAGATTATTGATTTGTCCGTTTGTCAACCACATGATAACCCATTCACCACGAATAGAGTTATCACGGACTTTCTGCCATCCAATGATGTCCTGCACATTCTTTAGATCGTCACGGTGAACCATGACCTTCTGGCGCTTGTCATACATTGTCGTCTCCATTAACAACAATATACTCATACTTGTCACAGTAGTCAAGCACAGAGTCATAATCAGGAAAGATCATTGGGCTGACGATATTGAAGAACTGGTCGATCAGGTAGAAACCAATGTCTTCTGCATAGGCGATGGCTACTTCCATTGTCTTTCTCCTATTTGTGGTCTGGTATGTCAGAAAGGAAACATACCAAACCACCGCCCCAACATCAACCCGGCATCTTATTCTTTTTAATACGACGAAGCGGCTTGATTGCACCAGCATCAATCTGCCACTGGATATTATCTTCGTTGATAATCACTGTCTTGGCGCAAACCTTCTGCACCACACCAAAACGACGTTCACCTTCTTCCTTGAAGGAAACCCACATACCAGGAACAACCATTCGCAAAATCTGTGCAGACTTCTTGTTATAATAATGAGTGAAATTATAACGACGCTGCATTTGTCTCTGACGCTCTGCCTTAATAATAGCCATAGTCTGCTTGAGATCAAAAAAGTCAACATTGATCTTCTTGCCATCAAGCTTGGCATTATACATATCCACATACTTGTTGTAGATTTCGGTCAGCTTGTCTTCGTTGAGGTTCTTGAGGTCAGAGCGATAAAGAGTCATAGTCGTTGTTCCTGTTGAGTTTCAGTTAGAGTTAGACAGTTTCGAACTTGTTCTTCAACCTTACATATTCAACATACTCTGGATCAGTAGTCCTGTCAAGCAGTTTGTGGGGCGAACGATCCAATTCATCCCACATTTTTTTCGTAACACGATTTCCATACTTGGCAACGAAATCCTTGAGACGACCATAGAAGATTTCATCTTTCTTTTTTTCATGTTCAGACCAATAATCTACACTATAGGCACGAACAATCATCTGCCCATTATTTGCCTGAAAAATCTCATAGATATATTCAATGTCACCATGATCTTCTGGTGCATTAGTCATACGAATGTCGCCAGCATTTACCTTGTTTGCGGCAATAAATGCAGCCGCAAATTCATCATTCTCATAACGTGGCAGGTCCCACGCATTGGCTAGTGTCTTGGTCAGAACATCAGCAGCACCCTCTGGATATCCATCCCAATGTTTATAGACACAGAAACCTTTCTCATTCATGTTGTCACGAAAGTCAAATACAGCACGAGTTCCCATTTTATTCTCCGTTTGTTTATTTTTAGAGCCTACCACATATTTTTCTTATGTCAAAACTTTTTAGGATCAGGTATCTTTCTCTTCCTTTTCCATTCCGGCTTCAATTAACTGTTTCCAGTAGATAGCAATTTTCATATTACCGTTCTTGTCAAGAATGCGCCAATATGAAATCTGTTTTGGAGACAGATAACCCCGTTGATTGTAATAATTAGCCATAGAAGTTCCCATACGAACGTGACAAGGACGAAACCCCTTGCCATTCAAAGAATTATTATTTTTGAGAACAACCAAAGCACGGGCAACAGCTTCATCATTCGTGGCCAGAAGGTCAATCATAATTTCTTTTGTCATTTCCATGACATTTGTCCTTACCACGATCCCTGATAGATGATAGAACGAAGATCACCCATTTCCTTAGCCTTGTCAAGCCAATTCTTGGCTTCACGGAAAAACTTTAGATCAATTTCTTTTTGTTCTTCATATGATCCATATTCATCTGCTTCACCGAGATGATATGACCTTCCAAAGAAAAATCCTGTCACATTCTCTGGAAGACCATCATTCTCAATAGTTTCAATGATGGTATCAATATCGTCACTGTCAAGATAAATGTCCTGACATTCGTCATTTCCATCTGCAAATTCGTTTACAATAAAACTATGTAGATTAGGATGTTTGCGCCAATAGGCAAGTTCAATCCTTTTATATTTAACATGATAACCTTCATCCATGACGGGTTCTTTACCCCAAGCAGGGGACTTTTCACCGTAAAGCATCATATCAAGACCCATAACACTCTCCATCAGTTGATAATCTAATCTACTACGACCGTTCTATCATGTCAAGTAGATTTTGAAGAAATTCTACCTCTGATAAAGCACCTTTTTGTAACCCTTTAAAGTAAACATCCTTTAGAGGGTCTTGTGCTGCATAGTTTTCTCTACTACGCATCCTTTCATAAAGCCTCTGTTTTACTTCGTCAAGAGCCTTTTGTGGGTCTTTGGAAAGAAATTCTGTCATAATCATTTCCATTTACTATTAGATTATAGTAGAGTTAAAAGAGGCGTTTCGGAGCCGCTCAGCTTCTTCTAAATCCACCAGAGCTAAAGCATCACACCCACGATTGAAACCAGCGATCCAGTAGGCATTTACTTCTTCCCAACCATCTCCACGATTGGTATCGTCATTCTCAATGAACCAGTGAAGCGCCTCATATAAAGCCTTAATTTTTTCTTCCTGTGTCATCTTAGTCCTCCAGCATTCCTGGAATGATCCACCAGGATATGTCAAAATTTTGTGGCTTAGATAGATAAGCCCATTGATACTTGTATTTGCCATTAATGGGGCAGATATAATAGAACACCATATCAAATCTCCTCATATAATTCAACGATCAGTTCAGCTACAGTCATATTAGTGATCCTGTATAAAAAGCACCGTATAGTGCGTTCTGTGCTTGTTTGGTCACTTTTTTGCCATGTTTCAGTGGACCTTTATAAATGTAACCGAACATTCGCCCACGCTCATAGCCCTCTCTGTCAACAATAGAGTTGCAATAAGCGTCATAATCCATAGGAATACCATCTTGGACCTCCTTGAACCCTCGCACAAATGGGGCTTTGTGAATGATCTGGTTTGCGGTAACTGTCTTGCCCGTATATCCTTGCGAAGTTGTCATATCATCCTCCGTTGATGATTTGTTTTACACTGGATCAGTTGCTGAGTCAAGCTTCTTTTTCATTTTGTTGAGAAATTCTTCTACAAGAGAAGCAGACACAGATGCTCTTATATGACGCTCTCCATCAGAACCAGTGAATGACGACAGAACAAATCCACCAGTAGAACAAGTGCTATTCTTATCGTGAAGATACTGATAAGCCATAGACTTCATAAAGTTGATAAGACCTTCCTTGTCATAAAGATCAACCATAGACTTGTTCATCTTTAGAACGACTTCTGCCGTATGTTCAAAGTCATATTCGTCAAAGATCATGATGTTTCTCCTTGCGATTATAAGAGCCTTTACCCTTTTTGGACCGAACTATTCTCTGTCTAAACTTAGCAGATCTTAGTTCTTTTGCAACAAGATTTTTCATCACCGTTCCTCATTTTCTCTAATAATATCGTATGCTTCTTGGCTTTCCATAAGCATTTCATGTAGGATTTCATACAACCAGTCAGGAATTGGAACCTGCTCTAGTTCTCCACCTTCGTCTATATACAAATCAATTCCATCAATCTTATATTCAATATCTTCTGCTGGATAGCAATCTTCTGCTGGTCCATATGTTCTGGCAGCACATCCACCATAGGTTACTGTATAGTCAAACTCAACAAGAAAATCCTTGTCAAGAATTGTCACATTTGTCTTTGCTCTGGACATGATCTTTCTCCTTGTTGAGTTTGTTATCTCATAGATAGATTGTAGTGTCAATCCTCTATTTCACGTTCCTCACCAAAAAAGTTGGAATATTCTGCATCTGTCATCAGTTCTTCACAGTATGCCCATAGATCACCGTCCTGCCATAAGCGCCAGACATGCCCATTGTCATCTTTCAGTGTAGCATAGTCAAGAACATTAGACCAGGTATCTCAATAATATTCATTATCAGGCCCTTCACTCAATTCAAGCTTATCATCCTCTGATAGACCCCAGATTTCGCCACAATCTTCTACAAACAGCTTGGGAATATATACGCCATGATGGTCAGAAAACAGCAGTTCAATACCAGACATGATCTTTCTCCTTATTCCACTTCACAGATTTCCACAGTGAACCATTCGTCTTCTACACCATCCCAATAAATTTCAGTGACTTCTTGAAGGTTGTCAGGTTTTTCTACTAGTCCTTTAAATTCATGTTCGAAGTATTCATTAGCGATTTCTGATTTCCATGCCTCTACTTTGTCAATGTTATCAAAGACACGGACATCCTGTCCATAACGATGTTCATAGATAGCAACATATACTTTCATTGATCTATTTCCTTATCATTGTAGAATGATGTTCCTGTCATATAAGACACATCATCTTTCTCCACGATCTTAGGCATATCACACACAAATTCATGTGTCAATAGAAGAGTGTAGGGAGAAAGGTATGTATTTCGTTTTTTCTTTCCTTTACTCTCAATGCCCAATCTTTGTGCAACTTCTTTGAGCTTTCTCAGATTTACTTCACCGGCCATATTAACCTCCATATAGATATAGTAAACAATACATGAATAGTGATACAGTAGACGCTGCTACACAGAAAAGATAGTTTAGTTCTTTTTCCCAATCCTGATACATAGTGATCTCCTATTGTATTTCATCCCCACAACAGTATTATACACTCAACAGAAATTCTGTCAAGTTAATTCTGTGTAATGTGGTGAATTATTATGAACGCTGTGACAGTAAGCATAAATGCTGAAACTATCATAGCTCTGATATATACATCCATGGTTTGTCTCCGTGTTCGATCCTTGGACAGTAATGGATAAAAAAAGTTTCGTCAAGGGTCTTTTTTCGCTTGACGATCCGAAATATTCCTGTATATTGTTCATATCAACTACGGAGAACGACGATGAAATTCATGAAGGCTTTCGACATTTGGCAGTATGGTGATATGGTTCGCACGGGTCAGATTAAGCTTCAGAAGGGACAGTGGGTTCGCCTTGGTCCTGATGGAACGCTTTCCCGTTATCATAGTTCTACAAAGCACCATATTACTGCTTTCCACTATCCCAATGCAACGAAAAAGTTCCTCACCTATAATGATCGTGTAAAGGGTTAATCATGAAAGTCAAGACCTACAATCTGGAAATTATATTTCCGAACGCACATATTTTTCATGATAATATATCGAGGGTGGCTTTACAACGCTATTTGATGTGGTATAGTAAGAACTACGGTGACAGTTCATATGAAATCCTCACGACAAATGGAGAGACAAAATGCAGATGAATGGCGACGACATCAAGATTGCGGTGCAGCAGCTCACTGTTGCATTGCGTGAGAAGCATGAATATGCCTATATCACGGGATATATGGAAAGCTTCTATACACGTCTATTGACTGCCTATGTTCCTGCCAATCGCCGTTTTGATATGCTGGAACTGTTCGCTGCTCATGTGAAATCTGTCAGGGAGGAATAAAATGTCTAAAACTACACTCGTTCCGATTGATAATGAATTTCAATATGAATGGTCTGCGGGCGTTAGATACGCTCTAGTAGGTAAAATCTCTGGTGAAATTCATATGATATTCAACGCCAATAGTTATGAAAAAGCTAAGGAAATTAGAGATAGCTACCACAAAATTATGAAAGACTCCGGTTATCATATTATGAAAGTAAAGGAATAACAAAATGACCTATGTCTATGTTCTAATCGCCGTAATCTACTTTAAGTCAGCAGTTACTGCTGAATTTAATTCTCTAGAGAAATGTAAGGCGGCAGGAGAGGAATTGGTTAAAATGGACGTAGTGAAATATCCTGTTCCGTCAGTCAAATATGTTTGTATGGAGAAATAAATGTCTGATCTTATCCTTCCTGATGATATGCTAGAAGATTTACATGAGGACTTGACAAATCTCTATATCAAATACTATGATAGATATAGAGACAGTGCGAAGCATGATATTGATTGCAAGGCAACTGTGATATGTTCTATGACAGATGTAATCCAGGATATGAATGTAAAGCTTGCATTTCATACTGTTGAAGATCTATTAAAGAAAATAAACAAGAGGCGATCATAGGAGGAGTAAATGCTTAGCTATCATATTGACTGCACGAAATTTACTCGTGATAATATAGTCGGTCTGCTACTAGATCGTGGCTATAAGAGGGTATAGTGTGTCTAGAGGAAATAGGAAAAGAAAAGACTTTTCCCGAAGAGGTTTTTGTGTTAAAACATAGGGAATGATGAAATGAGTATTGAGAAGGGAAATAATTTATATGTGACAATGGATCGTCGCCTTATTCATTCACATTATTCTGATGAAAAATATGGTGAATGGAGTGAGACTTGGACTAATGATCTTGGTTCTGTGTCTCTTTCGAAGACATATGACAGTGATATTGTTGATATTGACTATGACATACAGAAAGATGATATTGTATATGTTCTATGGGCAGAATGGTCATCAGGTAATTCATTTGGATATGGAGAGAACAATTCCTATGACATCATTCATGTGTTCAGAAGCAGAGACGTAGCAAAGAAGGCATATGAAATTTTGATTTCTCCGGCAACAGATTTCGATGAATGGTCGGTGAATTATGAGACAGACACGGGCATTTCAGTTAATTATTTTCGTCCTTGGCTAGGATATTTTGAGAGGGATTTGACTTTACATCTTGACATTGCAGAAGTGGTCTGATATCTTATGTCCATCAAATGAGGAGAACTGAAATGAATGATCGTATTAAACTAACCCCGGTGGATGACAGACAGACATATGTCTGGAATTGTGCAAAAAAGTATGCACTGGTAGGCAAAGCTTCTGGTGAAGTCCATGCTGTTTTTACCAGTGTTTGTCTATCAAAGGCAAGGGAAATTAAACATTGTTTTAATGACACATTTGACGACTCTGGATATGATCTAATGGCCGTAGAGGAATGACAATGACGCCGCAAGAAATCTTTGATACAGTAGTTACTCACCTGTTTCAGCAGGGACGCCAATCGAGTGTGAAGGGCATGTGTTTATATCGTAGTGAGAGTGGATTGAAATGTGCTGTTGGTGCATTGATCCCTGACGATGCATATGATCCAAAGATGGATGATTTTGATGATTCTGAGTTTGGAGATACTGGTATTTCTTCACTTATCAGTTCTGGTCTACTCCCGTCTGATCTACAGAAGACTTTTGAAGACAATATCACTCTTTTGCGTGATCTTCAAGATGCTCATGACTTAGATTTAAGTTGGGGCGATGAAAAACTTATGAAAATTCAACTTGAAAATATTGCGTTCAAACACAAACTGGATTATAGTGTTCTGAGTAAACTGTCATTCAAGGGGAACTGAAATGAACAATCACATCAAACTGAAGCCTATTCATACCTTAACTTGTGAGTGGATGGATGGTGATAACAAATACGCTTTGGTGGGTAAATTGTCACGAAAAATTCATGTTATTTTTCTTGCTGACAGTGAAAGTCATGCAATTAGAATTGCCAATTTCTATGAGAATGAAGCCAATGACTATGGATATGATCTCATGCTTGTAGAGGAATGACAATGGATATTGAGAATATCATATCACAGTGGTTGGTCAAGAACAATATGCAGTTCACACAAATTCAGCTTACTGATTTAATGTTTGATATTGACAGGGAATTATGGTCCTATAGAAAAGAAGTAGAAGACTGTGTAGAGGAAAAAGTATATAATGAAGGATATAATGATGGCTACAAAGAAGGCTATGAAGAAGGATATGATGAAGGCGTTAAAGACGAACGATATGATAAAGAAAGAACTCAAAATCAAACAAGTTGAGGATATACTCAGGGAATATTTCACTCTGAATACATACACCAATAAGGAGTATTATCACAGTCATACATATACTCTTTATGATATAGCAGAGAGGATTTACAACTCAACTATAAAGGAATTAAAAATTGGATAATATTAATTATTATATAAAATCAGAAAGTATGGAGTTCTGTTATGGTTAAATCATTATTAAAGAGATTTGAAGAAAAATATATCACGGAACCAATGTCAGGTTGCTGGATTTGGATTGGGTCTTGTAGTGAAAAAGGTGGGCAAATTAGAATAGCTTCTTATAAAACCAAAGCAGCAACCAGAGTATCATATGAACTTTTTTGTGGTCCTATTCCAGAAAATATGGTAGTATACCACAAATGCCATAATTATCTTTGTGTTAATCCAGATCATTTAGATATTCGCAATTATAATCGTGAATATCTAAAGAACCGTAATCATAATGATGAAATCCATAGTAAAAATATTAGTTATGACAAATTAAGTAAAGAAGAAATAAACAGTATATATTTTTCAGAAGATTCCCCTTCTTTTTTATCAAAAAAATATAAAGTGAGTGAATCACTTATAACTGGAATTAGGAAAAAGGATTTTTATAGAAAAATAACAGAAGATTATCCATTATCCCCTTATTTTAAAAATACTCCTAATTATCCAAAAATTAGAAAAGGACAAAAACATTTATCTAAAGAAATTGTATTAAAAATTTATAATGATGATTCACCTGTAAATGAATTATCAAAAAAATATAATATTAAAGCTGAAAAGATAAAAAATATTAAATTTGGAATAACATGGTCTGATATAACAGGACATAAACAATGACAAGAGAACAATTTAAAGATTATATTGAAAAAGCATTATACTATAATGTAGAATTAATATATGATGACGAAGTAATATTGGTTAAGAACCTAATAGGCGACCTACTGCCTGACCAAGCCTTTGACCAACATAGTGACCAACTGTCTGACCAACAGCTTGACCAACTCATTGACCAACAGTGGGACCAACTTAAAGACCAACTTTCTTATGTGAGTATATGATATATAAAGAATATACAGTGTATAGACTATGTGCGTATGCTGTATATGCTTTGTGCGTATATTGTGAGTATATTGTGGTATTTTAGTGGAATTTAGGTCAGTATTGCTTACCTTATTTTAAATCCCAAAATAAAAATGTTTGTGTGTAGTGGTGTTGGTGTCATCAGCCTCCCACAAAGGTCCACAGAAATCAACAGAGAAATATTTTTATCCACAGTTATTATCACAACCCAATAAATTCAATGGGTTACGGTGGTTCTCTGTTTGTTCTCCCCTTGATTTCCATTCCGTTCTGTGGTATTCTGCGGGGTATTGTGGTCCACTGTTGACATTCAGTGGTATATGGCCAAGATATAGTATACAATCATATGTCAACGGTCAAGATATAGTATACATT